CGATGAGAATTTTGACGAGTTTGTGGATCAGTTGTTGATGTTCCCCGCGCAGGGCGTCCATGACGACCTGCCCGACGCGCTGTCTTATATAGACCAATTGGCGATAACGTCGTATTTTGAGGATCAGCAGGATAACTGGTCGCCCATCGACGTAGTAGCGGGGGTTTGATATGGCGTTTGAAAAAGATACTGAGACCGGCGACGCAAACGAAGTCACGGGGCAGTTTGAGTTTGAACAGCCCAGTGAGCAGGATCGTGAGCTGACTGCGTTTGTAATCGACCATTGCGATCGCTGGCGCACCTACCGCGATACAAACTATCTGGCCCTGTGGGAAGAATACGAGCGCATCTTTCGCGGGCAGTGGTCGGCGCAGGACAAGGCGCGCGACTCCGAACGCAGCCGCATCGTCACCCCCGCTGCGCAACAGGCCGTCGAAACGCGGCACGCGGAGATCATGGAAGCGATCTTTGGACAGGGCGATTTCTTCGACATTGAGGACGACCTGCGGGATGTGAACAAAAATCCGCTGGATGTGGAGATGCTCAAGCGGCAGTTGATGGAGGATTTCAAGGTCGATAAGATCAGAAAATCCATCGACCAGATTGAGCTGATGGCCGAGATTTACGGCACCGGCATCGGCGAGATTACGGTGGTGACGGACAAGGTATTCACGCCGGCTACGCAGGCGATACCGGGCCAGACGGGGCAGGCGGCCATTGGTGTGGTGGAGAAAGACCGCGTTGGCGTGCGGATCGTGCCGGTGAACCCCAAGAATTTCCTGTTCGACCCGAACGGCACCAGCATCGACGATTGCATGGGCGTGGCGGTGGAGAAATACATATCCATCCACAAGATCGTCAAGGGGCAGGAAGACGGCATCTACCGCAAGGTGGAGCTCGGCACGGACTCGGAAGACTCTCGCATCGAACCGACGCAGGAGATCACGCAATACCGCGACGACAAGGTGCGCTTGCTTACTTATTATGGTCTAGTGCCGCGCGAGCTGCTCATGCGCACCGGCGAGAACAAAGATATCGTCGATCTGTTCCCCGAGAGTTCTGTGCAGGATGAGTATACGGACTTGGTGGAGGCCATCGTGGTCATTGCCAACGAAGGCGTGTTGCTGAAAGCCGAGGAAAGCCCGTATATGATGAAGGATCGTCCGATCATCTCGTATCAGGACGACACGGTGCCCAATCGCCTGCTCGGACGCGGCACGATTGAAAAAGCCTACAACATGCAGAAGGCGATCGACGCGCAAGTGCGCTCGCATCTGGACTCGTTGGCGCTGACAACCAGTCCGATGATTGCGATGGATGCGACCCGCCTGCCGCGCGGGGCCAAGTTTGAAGTGAAGCCCGGCAAGGCCATCTTGACCAACGGCGCGCCGAGCGAAATTCTGTATCCGTTCAAGTTTGGCAACACCGACGGCAGCAATCTGGAAACGGCCAAAGCCTTTGAGACGATGCTGCTGCAAGCCACGGGCACCTTGGACTCGCAGGGTATGGTGTCGCAGGGCAACCGCGACGGTGCCGGGCTGTCGTTGGCGGTGGCGACCATCATCAAGAAATACAAACGCACGCTGGTGAATTTTCAAGAGGATTTCCTGATCCCGTTCATCTACAAAGCGGCGTATCGCTACATGCAATTCGACCCCGAACGGTATCCATCGGTGGATATGAAGTTCATTCCGACGGCGACCTTGGGCATCATTGCCCGCGAATACGAGCAACAGCAGTTTATCGGCCTGTTGCAGACATTGGGGCCGGATACGCCGGTGCTACCGCTGATCTTGAAGGGCATTTTGGGCAATTCCAGCCTGTCCAACCGCTACGAGCTGATCGCCAAACTGGACGAAATGGCGCAACCGAATCCGGAAGCGCAAAAAGCGCAGGAAATGGAACGTCAACTGGCGTTGCAGGCGGCCCAGGCGCAAATTGCGGTGAATACCACGCAGGCCGAACAGAACCGCGCCGAGGCGCAAAAGCTGTTGACCGAAGCGCAACTGATGCCGAAAGAGGCCGAGGCGAAGATCATGGCGTCGGTTACCAAGAATCTGCCTAACGCCGATGAAGCCAACAGTCGCGAGTTTGACAAGCGGGTGAAGATTGCGGAGCTGATGCTGAAGGAAGCCGACATTAAGAACAAGAGCAAGATTGTCGAACTGCAAATGTCGAAGGCCAAAGACAACGTCGCAGAAATGGAAAATGAGTTTCTGACCAAACTTTCTGGAGCACTGCAATAATGGATATGGATAAACTTTTTGAGAGTGCTTCTCTCGACGGTATTGCCGACAATGTGTTTGGTGTGGTCAACAATTCCGTGTCCGAAGTCAAAGAAATGCAGCGCAAAAAAGTCGCTGAGAATGTGCAGTTAGTAGTCGATGCGCTGAAAAAAATCGAATCAAATATCAGTTCACGCTACGATTTGATCGGCAACACGCTGGAAAAACGCATCCTGACGATTAAAGACGGACGCGATGGTATCCACGGGCGTGACGGTCGCAACGGTAAAGACGGCAAGAATGGCCGCGATGGTCTGCCCGGCCCGCGCGGTGCGGACGGCAAGCCGGGGCGTGACGGCGCGGACGGATCGGACGGCGTATCGGTCACGGACGCCAAAATCGACTTCGATGGAAGTCTCAACATCTCGCTGTCCTCGGGCCGCGAAATCAATGTTGGTGAAGTGGTCGCACCGGCATTGGCCGAACAGATCAAGGTCATCACCAACGGCGGTGGCACGTCGCAATCGGTTATCGACACGCTGGCGAGCCTGCAAGCACAGATCACAGCACTTAGCGGTGCGGTCATCTATAAGGGGTTGTGGAACGCCCTAACTAATACGCCGACACTCACATCAAGTGTTGGCACCAGCGGCAATTTTTATATTGTCTCGGTAGCGGGTTCGACCAGTTTGGATGGCATCACGAATTGGGGTGTTGGCGATTGGGCGATCTTTAACGGCACCGCCTGGCAACGCGTCGAAGGCGGCGCTGCGGGCAACTTCACCACGGTAACGGCTTCCGGAACTATTACCGCCGGCGATACTTTAAGCATGAGTAAAGTAGGCGTCGCAGGGCAAGGTGGACAAGTAGCAAATACAAATACTGCCGCTGGGGCATGGGCTTCATGGCGCGTTAGCAACGGCGCCCGCGCACTTCACCTAACAACCACATCGACCGGTTGGTCTGGAACACACCTAACCGGCGGCCCGACTTCAGAACAATCTGCAATATACACCGATGGTGCCATACCTTTAGTTTTTGGTGTTAGTAATACTATGGTCGGGCAGTTTACTTCTACCGGCAACTTGCTGGTTGGGGTGACAAGCGCAAACGCAAACGGCGGTGTGCTGCAATTAAAGAGTGGGATTACATTTCCAGCGACACAGGTTGCTGCGTCAGACGCGAATACGCTGGATGATTACGAGGAGGGAACGTGGACGCCGAGTATTGGTGGAACTGCTACTTATACCGCGCAACAAGGCACGTATCGAAAGGTTGGCAGTGTTGTTTTTTATACTGCTTATGTGCAAATAAATGCGTTGGGAACTGGAACGACGGCATACATTAGTGGATTGCCGTTTGCTACTGCAACAACATCAAACTGGGTTGGTGGAGCCGCAGCTTCAACTGCCGCCACGAACATCGTTTCTATATATTGCACAGTAGTTGGCACGTCAATAAATCTTTACTCAAGAACTGCCGCATCAGCAAGCCCCGCCATTAACACTATCTGGCAAAACAGCGCACTTGTTGAAGTAAACGGATTTTATTTTGTTTAATTAACTACACCGGATTAGTGTAGTCAGACCACAGGAGAAACAAATGGCAATCACCAAAGAAGTGGCAATTGACCAAATTACAGTAACGGAAAACGGCACTATCCTTTACCGTGAAGTAACCCGCATCGTGGAAGATGGCACCGAACTGACCAAGACCTATCACCGCAGCAGCTTGACGCCCGATCAAGACCTGACGGGGGTGCCGGAAAAGGTTGTGGCGATCTGCAACGCGGCGTGGACGCCGGAAGTGATCGAAGCCTATCAAGCATCGCTGCCGAAAGTAGAAGATGCAACTGCTCAAGTCTAAAACCGTCTGGTATGCGATCATCATCGCAGTATTGTCTGTGGTGCAGTGCTACTTGAATTTGCTGCCGATGACGCCGGTGGCACAGATGTTTGTCGGGATTGCGATCTCGGTGGGCATCGTTATTTTGCGTCTACTCACAACTCAGCCCATAGGGGATAAGTAATGATTAAGCTGGAATTAGAGCAGAACGAAGTGCAATTCATCCTGAATACTCTCGGGGAATTACCTTCGCGCTCGGGTTGCTTTCCGCTGATTGTAAAAATTCAAAGCCAGGCGCAACCGCAAGTCGAGCCGCCCAAAGAAGAAGAAACTGCGGTTTAATATGGCGCCAGAGCTGCAAAAATACTACGAAGACCGCTTTTCCATGATGGCGATGGAAGGGTGGGCAGATTTAATGGTCGATATCGACGCCATGATCGTCGCGCTTAATAATATTTCGAATATTGAAAGTGAAAAGCAATTACAATTTAAAAAAGGCGAGCTTTCAATTCTGCAATGGCTGAAAAACTTGCGAGAATCCAGCTCACGAACCTACGAGGATTTGCAACTTGAAACGCATGTATGAATTTGTCTGCGAAAGCGGACACCGGACTGAACGATACGTCGAGTTTGAACATAATATCGTTCAGTGTGATTGTGGCGCGCCGGCTAAACGCGCCATTTCTGCTCCGGCCATCAACTTGGAAGGTTGGTCTGGCTCTTTTCCGTCCGCACACGGTCGGTTTGAGCAACGCCATCTGGACAAGCTGAAGGCCGAGCAAAAAGCTAACTCGTAACCGATTTTGGCGAGTTAATCTCCTACAACCCTAAGTGGCAGGAAAAGGAAAACTGGTATGCTGATCGAAAACGAAGTCGAGTCGCAAGAGGATATCAAACCGGAAGAAATCAAGCTGGAATCCACCGTCGAAGAAGCATCGTCCGACATTCCCGAAAAATACCGGGGTAAATCGCTGGACGATATTGTGAAGATGCACCAGGAGGCTGAACGGCTGATTGGTAAGCAGGCACAAGAAGTCGGTGAAGTCCGCAAACTGGCTGATGAACTCATAAAGCAGAATCTCGGCACCGCACCGGCAGCAACTAAAGAGCAAGAACCCGAAGTAGACTTTTTTGAAGACCCCAAAAAGGCGATTCAAAACACTGTCGATATGCATCCGGATATTCTGGCCGCGCGGCAAGCCGCCGGTGAGTTTAAAAAGATGCAAGTTCAACAGAAGCTGAGCAAAGAGCATCCCGATTTTGTGGAAGTGGCTCAAGACCCCGAGTTTGCAAATTGGGTTAAAGCCAGTCCGGTCAGATTGGGCCTCTGGGCAAAAGCAGACGGCGAATTTGACTACGACAGCGCCAATGAATTGTTGTCCACATATAAAGAACTGCGCGGCGTCAAGGCAAAGCAAACGGAAAATGCAGGGGAAAAAACCCGTAAGCAAAACTTGAAGGCGGCGGCGGTCGATGTAGGTGGGTCGGGTGAGTCCTCAAGACGTGTCTATCGCCGGGCAGACCTTATTCGGCTGAAAATGACCGATCCGAACCGTTACGAGGCACTGAGTGATGAGATCATGCAGGCTTACGCTGAAGGTCGGGTCAAATAACTTAATTTAGGAGATTCACATGGCTTTTCCGACACCCGCCGTAACCGTTACCACCGCAGCTACGTTCATTCCGGAAATCTGGAGCGACGAGATTGTCGCCGCTTACAAGAAAAATCTTGTGCTGGCGAATGTTGTCAAACGCATGAACTTCAAGGGCAAAAAGGGCGACACCGTCCACGTTCCGGC